TTACGAACTTCTGCCTGGCTCTTTACGAACTCTGACATAGTTGTTTCCTTTGTTAAATTGAATTAGGGGATTCTGCCGAGGAACTCTGAACAGACACAGGCCGAGGAACTCAGAACCTAGTTATATTCTACAAGGTTGCTACATAGTCGCTTTGGGTAAGCGAAAACCCCCAGAGCGAAAGGGAAAAACTCTCTGGGGGTCGGCTCGCAGATAGGGGTTAGCGAGCCTCTTTCGCAGCAACTACGCGCACTTCTTTGGGCGCGGTGCTGGAGTTTAGGAGGTCAATCAGTTCCTTGACAGCGCCCACTTCTGGATTGCCAGCAACTTCCTTGATGACTTCGATTGCGGTCTTGATATCTGCTGAGGTAGCCATTAGTTTCCAATCTCGGCAAGCGCGAGCTTTGCCTTATAGAGAGCAGTGATGTCACCTTCAGGTTCTTTAACTTCTGGCTCTTCAACCTTAGTTAGTTTACCAATGACCGCACCGATTAGTGCGCCCTGCTCTGGGTCTAGTTCCTCGCCTGACTCAATCTTCAGCAAGGCTTCGGCTAGTAGGTCGGCTGAGATGGTGTCCACTGCGCGGACTGCGATAGTTCCCGAGGTCTGCTCATATGCCGGCGTGGAAACAATGCTTGCCTCAAACAAATCGACATCTTCTAAGTAGCGAGTATTTCCATCCTGTGACCAAGAGTCTTTCTTGACTGCGAAGCCGAAAGACATGGCATCAATCACACCTGTGCGAACAAGCTCTGCGATGTCGCGACCAAGGGTGGTATCTGGCAGGGTTGCTGTGACCTTTAGACCAACTGAGTCCTCGACCATCTGAAGCGAACCGTTGCGAGTTGAAGCCAATGGGTTTGAGGTGTCGTGATTCCAGAGTAGCATCATGCGCGAGCGTGACTGAAGCGACCGCTTGAAAGCGCCAGGCTTGACAATCTCAGTGAAAGGTAGAGGAAGGCTTGGCTGACCAAAGACTGCCGCATAACCTGTAAAGGTGCGACCATCGCCTTCGGCGCGCAACTCGACATGGTTGGTGCGAACTTCGCGACCGCCAATAGCGCGACCCTCAACAGTGCCTTCTAGTTTTCCCTTGATTGAATAGGCAACCTTAAGCCACTTAGCGCGAGCCTCATCCATTACTAGATCAGTCATAGTGCCTCTCTCTTCTTCCCTAATTCTAGCAACAACCGATTCAGCAAATGCTAGGGTGCGCTCTGCTGCTCGCTTCGATGGCCCTGAACCCCAAAGCAGGTGAGCCACAACGCCAGGCGAAGGGTAGTTCTCGGAGGCTGGGTCTGCATCTGGGCTGTCTAGGTCTACAAGGTGGCGAGCAATCCAAGCGGCAATACGCACCCACTTGTCATCGCTAATCTCGCCATCAGCCATTGCTCGGGCTTCGCGGATAGTGCGCTCAACCACACCCTCCCCAGCTAGACCTTCGGCATAGTATTCAAGACCGCGCTTGGCTGCCGCTCTCATATAAGCCGGTGCGCCTTCATTGATTGCGCGAACCTGCTCAAGCACTGGCTCAGGGGTATCGGTTTCGATATCCTCGAACTTCTCAGCAATCATCTCAGGGCGAGCAATCTTCTCCAGCTTTAGAACATTGAGAATAAGGAACTTATCGGTGGCAGTAAAAACACCATCCTCTTCCTCATACAGTTTCAACACAGCCATCTGGCCTTTAGTCATTTCGACCTCGGCAAGAATCTCAGGGTCAAAGACATTCCAAGAAACATAGTCACCAGGCTGGAGGGAATCTACCGCAGCGCGCTCGCCAACAAACTCCTCATCAGTGTTGATGCTCACCGCCACAGCCTGATCAATCGCTGACTGTTTGGTGTCATGGCAACCAAGCACCGCGCCAGCCTCATCTTCGACAGCCCAACCTGAGCTGTCTGGATTTTCTTGAGTTATGAAATAAGGCAATTTAGACATCCCATCTGAGCCAAGATACGGCATGGTTTTCGGTATCGGACATAATCCACAGGCTTTGCAAAGGTGGCACAAGGATTTCAACAGTCTGCCCTGCGCTAAGTTTCATGCCATTAGCAAGGGTTAGGTCAGGGCCGCCAATGAGCAACTTGGTTGTGTTGCTGTCATTCTGAATAATCAGATTCTGATAGTTGGTGTTTAGACCATCAATCTGTTGGCGAGTTAAACCGATAGTCATTTGCCCTGAAGTGATAGCCATTAGACCCCATAAACCGAAGCAGGGTTAGCAGGGTCAATAGTTGCCACCGCTTGCAACTGAGTTGAAGGCACACCGCTGTGAGCGATAGCAGCGATACCGAAAGCCTTGAGAGTTTCCTCTGGATCGAAACCAACCTGAATCAAAGCCTTGACCATTTCAATCTTGCCTTGCTGTTCTGGCAAGTTAGCAGCTGAGAGGTTGACATTGGCTAGAGGCACTCGGTAGACATCGCCACCATCAACAGGGGTCATGTCTTCAATACGGCGAACATCATTGATGCTCATGAAGCCAGACTGTAATCCGGTTGAGTAGGCAGAGATTCGGCTGTTGAAGTCACCGCGCAAGAGGCCATCGACATTGAACTTGAGGAAGGCTTGCTCAGGTAGTAGGCGAGAGTAAGACCATTCCAACTTTTCGATGAAAGGTCGCAAGGTGTGAGTGACGAACTGAATCGCGTTCATTTCCGATGAGGCGTAGCTTTGAGCGCCTGGCACATCCATCATGCTTAGAGGCACATTGAACAAGCGAGCAACCTCTTCGACAAAGAAGCGGCGCGACTCAATGAACTGGCTCTGGTCATTCTTAACAGTCATGTCCTTGACAGTTGTTCCGCCAGTGGCAATGAGAGCCTTGCCTGATTTGCGCCAACCGCCATGCTTGTTGTTTAGCGAATCTGACAACTGGCGAGCCTGATCAGGGGTTAGGTTGCCAGGCACTTCAGCAACTAGCGCACCAGTGACACCCTGACCAAAGAAGGCAGCAGCAAAGTTCTGGAGAGCAATGCCTAGACCTAGTGCTTCACGCAAGCGCTCTACGCGGCTAACACCGATAATCGCCCCAGGCTCAAGCAAATCAGTTAGGTGCATAACCTCATCAGAGGTTAGCGCCTTCTCCTCGCCCTCATAGTGGAACAGTTTGCGCCCAATAGCAGAGCGGCTCACTTCCATCTTCTGAGGGTCAAGAGCTACAAGGTTGACAACATCACCGCGACTGTTGCGGAAGATGCGGACATAAGCATTGCCCCAGATGAGCAGGGAAACAAGAACAGACTGATAGTGGCCCTGTCTGGTCTGGTCAACATCTGGCTGGTCTACCCAACTCGGGCGAGGGCGGTAAGGCTTGCGGTTGCCATCAATGCGCTGGTAAGCATCCACAGGCAAAGTAGAGATGGTGTCGCTAATTAGCGAGATAGCAGAAAAGACAGGAATCAAACTAAAGGCTGTCTTGCCATTCACCACAGTGTCGGAATAGTTGCCAACAACTAAGTCACCGCCAGCGCCCCAGACAGTCTGGAAAGAAATGGCGCGATCTTCGCGCTTGAACCTATCAAAGAAGTTTGCCATCTATACCTGCCTAGAAATAAAACTGAGGAATAATCTCCTCTTCCATTCTAGCCGAAGCCCTATCATAAGCCATCATCAAAGCGATAGCATTGTCAACCTTGAGTTTTGGCTGCTTGTAATCCTTAGTTATTCGCCCACCGCGAGGATCAATCTTGAGGATGCAGTTGTCAATGTGGCGCGACAGGGCAGGGTCACCATCGTGAACTAACTTGCCAGTCATGATGCCATCCATCAGCTTCGAGGTCGCTGGCACAGTTCGCTCAGGCGAGTTGCGATACATAACCACAGGCACACCCGATTCTTGCCAGAGCAATAACTCATCAAACCAATAAGAAGGGTCACAGGCCATCTCGCGCATCCGAGGGAACTCGGTGTGAAACTTCATCAAGAAGGCTGTCACCTCATCCTTGCTAACTCGCCAAGAATCATCATCAATAGCAAAGTTCTTCTCCCATGAGGCAACTCGCTTCACTCGGAAAGGTGCGCCTTCCTCGGTAGGCAAAGCAACCGCGACAATAGAAGTCGAGTCACCTGACCAAGAACCATCAAAGCCGAGGACATACTCGGTGTCTGCGGTCATCTCCCAGTCCTCAGCGAGCGCATCCCAAGCACCGGCAGGCAACCAAGCCATCTTGCTGTTTACCCACTGGTTCAGTCGCTTAGTGCGGAACTCAGCCTCGGGGGTTCGGCGCACCGCAGAAGCAAAGTCCTCCTCCGAAACCAGATCATCAAAGCCAGGGTTACAGCTCGCCCAAGTTTCAGGCAACCTGTGATCAGCATCCTCATCAGCCTCCCACCAAGCCATAAAGAAAGATGGGTCAACAACCTCGCCCGAGGCAACCTGCTTGCCATACTGGTAAAGGCTATAAGCAATAGAGTCTTGCCCTGTTGAATCGGTGCGAGTTCCAGCGGTGGTCACACAGTAGAGTTGCGCTATCTTGCCTCGGTTTCCCATTGCCAGCGAGAACACATCGAACAGCGAGCGGTCTTTGTGAGCATGGGCCTCATCGAGAATGACACAACTAGGGTTGTAACCCTCTTTCGAGTAGCTCTCGCTAGAAACTACCTTGAGGACATTGCCCGAACCAGGCACAAACACTGAGTCTTTATAGACATTGCAAAGCTCGGCTAGTTCGCTGTCAACAATCATGCGCTTGCACTCTTCAAAGATGATGCGAGCCTGATTCTTCTCAGCGGCTGCGATAATGATTTCCGCGCCCTGAACACCCTCAGCGAAGAGTTTGAAGATGGCGATGGCGGAACTAGCCCAAGCACTCTTTCCATTCTTGCGAGGTTCGCCCACCAAAATTGTCTGGAAGCACAGTTCGCCATTCTCATCGCGCGAGTAAACGGCCCGAGTTAGTTCCCTCTGCCAATCCCTAAAGACAAGGCTAGAGCCGCGATTACCTGCGATTCCATCCTTACCAACCGAGCCGAACATCTCAGCAAAGTCAGTTGCCAAATCACCATCACCGCGAGCGGCGGAATGGGGATCAACCGGAGTCAGCCACTTCGGAGGCCAAGCTTTAGTTGCGGTCATTCCTTCTAGCCATCAATTCTTCTAGTTTGCTCTGCTTCTTGACCTCGGCAATGCCCAGCCTCATTCGGGCGGTAGGGCTAAAGCCTAGGTCTGCAAGGTTGCTAACAATCTGCTTGTCTAATTCTCGCAATCCTCGGCGCAAGCGCGGATCATCATTGCTCATCACCTTGACTCGGAGATTCCAGCGCTCGTCAACCATCTCGGCTGTCATAAGCACTAACTCGATATCGGTTGTTGGGCTAATCCAAGACTGCCCCATTCCCCAGATTCTATCCCACAGCTCTTGCCCATACTTGAGCAGAGGTCGCGCAGGCTCGGGGATGCCATTGGCTTGAGGCAGGATTACAAGGTTGCCTTCCTTTGGCAAGGCGCGCTTGCCGGGGTTGCCCTCGGCTCGCTTCACTTCTAGAGGTTTCGGCGGTCTACCTACTTGAGCCATTACAGCCC